AACCCTTTGGAATTATCTTTTAAAGTTCAAATTATTGGAGCTAATCACAAAGAAATTTTTGAAAAAGTTATAGAACTTAGAAATAAAAGAGAACTTGTGGACTTGTATATGATTAAGTTATATAAGAATATGGCTATAACAAATATAGAAAATACTATAACTTCATTATATTATACAGAATTTACTATTTCATTGGTAGAAGTAAAGATTGCTCATGTTTCTATGATTCCTTCACCTAGCCCAAAAGCTAAAGCAAGTGTTAGAAATAAGACAAAAATAAAAACGACAGCAAAAGCTAAAAAAAATACAAAAGTTACTACTAAAAGCAAAAGTTCAAGTGCAAAAGATTGGGAAGGAGATCTACAAAGTGAGCATATAAAACTACCATAAAATCTTAGGAGTATATAAATGAAAATAAATATAATGAAAGAATCAATTCCATATATAACTGATGTAACTATTGCAGGGGCAACCTTTCAATTTGAATTTACATATAATTCTTATGATAGAAGAGTATATGTAACACTTTATGATATTGATGATAATTTAATATATCCAAATGAACCAATTCTATTTGGGATCCCACTTTGGTTTAATAAATTAGTTGATGAAAAAGGAAACTTTAATAAAAAATATCCTCAAAAATATATCATTCCTAATACTTTAGATAGAAAAGCTGTAAAAATTGATTATGAAAATATTGATAAAATTGAACTTTTAGTGGAGGACTAATGGATTTTATAGCAAATAGACCTATTTTTCCACGAAATTCTTATCTTATTATAAATGGTGTAAAAATAGATGATCATAATAATGATGGTTTAAAATTTGATGTTGATGTAAAAACAGGAGAAGAAGGAAAAGTAGGAGTAGGAACATTCAAAATATATAATTTAAGTCAAGATATAGAAATAGGAAGTGAGATAGAACTTTGGTTTGGTTATGCTGAAGATATTGGCTATTATTCAAAATATGAAGTTATAAAAAAGAAAAGAATAAAAGAAAGTTCTTCATTTATTCAAGAGTTAACTTGTTCAGAGAGAACTAAAAATAGTAGTAAGATAGTTTCATTAAGTTTAGATGGGAATACTAGGATATCTGAAGCAATAAAAGAAATTACTAAAGAAATGGGAATAAATCTTATTTCTATGGAACTTAATAAAGATAAAATTTACACTAATGGTTTTACTTGCTATAGTCAAGGATTTCAAGAGTTAAGAGAATTAGTTCAAGACTCAGAGAGTAAAATGACTTTAAAAGGTGATGATCTTTATATCTATACAGATAAACAAAAAGATCAAGTGATTTATTTAAGCTTCGAAAGTGGGTTGATTCATAATCCTGAAGCTGTTGAACAGCAAGAAAAAGAAGTGAAAGTAAATAAAAAATCTGATAATAAAAAAGCAAAGAGTAAAAAAGATGATAAATGGGAAAATGAGCAAAAAAAGAAAACTATAAAAGAGAGTAATAAATATGACTATACTATTGAATGTTTCCCAATTCACTACATAAAAAAAGGAGATGTAATATACATTGAAAGTGATGATGTAAGTGGATTTATGCAAGTGGAAGAGGTAAGCATTAGTCTAAGTGATAGCTGGAATATGAAATTAGGAGTTAAAGTGATGAAAGATGATGGAAAACATAAGGATAATTCTAGTAAAAATACAAAAAACAAGAAAGGGTAGATTTGTAGATGCTGAGCCTTTGTTTAGTCCAAATGGGGTTGCTCTACCTGTACTTCGTAATGTTCCAGTGGCATTATTTGGAGATAGTAAAGACCACATTGATTGGAATATCAAAGAAGGGGATATAATGCCATATTTTATATTAACTTTTGATATTTCTTCATATATAAGTCAAGGATCCCATGATGTTATGGATTCGAATAGAAGGAATAACTTAAATAATGGTTTTATTTTACCTTTCACAATACCAAATGCTACTGAAAGTCTTGAATTTCCTTCTGATATTAGAATTATTGGAGATAGATTAGAGGAAGGGAATATTGATTTAAAAGGAAATTCTAGTCAAAAAGGAAATGTTGAAATAACTGGAGATACTACTCAAAAAGGAAATACAACACAAACTGGGAATATATCCTCAACTGGAACTGTTTCAGCAACAGAAGATGTTAAGGCTGGAGATAAGAGCTTAAAAAATCATAAGCATTCAGAAGTAGCAAAAGGAAATGACACAAGTGGAGGAGTAGTTTAATGAAAGCTATAAAAATGGATGATGGAGATATTAAATTTTCAACTATTTCAGGAATAGATGAGTTCTGGCAGAGAGTAGTAAATTCTTTAAAAATATATTCAACTGAGTGTTTTTATGATGAAAATTTAGGGCTTGATATAAGAATAATAAATGAACAGGATGTAGCTGAATATAAACTTGAACATATTTGTAGAAAGTTACAAGAATGGTATAGAGCTGAAATAGAAACAGTTAGTTATCAAATAATTTCTGAAGCAGAAAGAACTTTAAAAGCAAAAATATATATAACACATAAGAAACATAACAATATAGAGAAAGAGGTGATAATCAGTGGATAAATTTGAAACAAAAGGCTTTCAAGGACTTATGGAATTAGCACAAAAAGAAGCACAAAAAAAAGAAAATTTTGGAAGTGATTTCAATGTTGAACCAACTGGAGATTACTATAAATTAGTAGCACCTTTCATATATCTTTGTTCTTATTTGGAAGATAAAGCAATTTCAATAGCAAGGGGTTTAAATATATACAATGCACAAAATGAGGAATTAGACAATTTGTTATATTTTTTTCCTAGAAGATTTGGAACAAAAGCTCAAGTACATTGTAAAGTTACAGCAACTAATTTTGTAGATGTGTTACAAGGAGACATTATCATACAAGCTGAAAATGGAGTGAAATATGAAAATATAGAAAGATTTGAAGTAGACTCTTCAAAGACTAAAACAATACTATTTCAAAGTCTATTCGAGGGAGAGGAAGGAAACATCCAAATTAATAAAATTGAAAAAGTTATAAAAGCTCCAGCATCAATAGTTGATGTACAAAATGTTGAAATTGGAGAAGGTGGGCTTTCTTCTGAAACTGATTATGAGTATTTAAAAAGATATTTAGCTGGGAATAGTAAAGGTGAATGGAGTTTATTACCTATTTTAAATGCTATAAGAAAATTACCAGGAGTAAAAAGTGCTAATGGGATAAGAAACAATACAATGAATATAGACAGCTTTGGACTTTCTCCAAAAAGCATTTGGATAGTAGTAGATGGAGGAATAAAGGAAGAAATAGCACATGCTATTTATATGCACATTCATACTCCAGATACTAAAGGAAATGTTGTGGTAAATGTTCAAACATCTGTACCTGATCATTTTGAAACTATAAGATTTGATAGACCTGCTCAAGCAGAAATTGAATATAAATTGGATATAAAAAGTGCTGATGAATTGAAAATCAAAAATTTAATTGATGAGTATATTAATGAAGCTGGAATAGGTGCTTTACTATCAAATGGAACATTCTTATATGAATATCTTTACAATAAAAACTATAAATATACAGATTTTGACTTAAAGTTTAGAAAAAAAAATACTCTTATTTGGAGTAATTCAATTCAATTAAATTTTAATGAAATACCAAAGAGTGCTGGGAGAATATAATGATTGATGAAGTTATTAAGGGCTTACCTTTGCATTTTCAAAAAGAAAATACAATTAAATTATACAAAACTTTGAAGCCTGTTATTGAATATATAGATGACTTAATAGAAAATTTAAAAAATCAAACATCTTTATTAAAATGTTCAGGAATATTCTTAGATTTTATGGGTGAAAGATATGATGAAAAGAGAAATGGTCGAGATGATGAGACTTATAGACAAGCATTAATTATAAAAAAAATGGCACTTGATGGATTACCTAATACAGAATTTTTACTTTCATTAACTAGGAAACTTACTAATAAAGAAGTTACAAAATTAAAGACAAGACCTCTTGAAGAGGTAGCTAGCCAACTATTTAAAGTAAATATGATTGATGATTTAAAAATCATTAATAAAATGCCTGACTTAAATAAAGTTTGTGAAGTTGGAGCAAGAATGTATTGGGAGCTTGAAATTATCAACAATAAAAGTAATCAATACTATTCATCAATTGTTGAGAATATGAAAAAAATAGAAATAAAAGCTGATTTTAAACTAGATCAAACAATGAGAATAAATTCAAAGTTAAATACTGCTCAAGGGATAGGATTTACTAAAATAATCAAGATAGGAGGAACTAAATAATGAGTTATTTTGAAGGCTTAAAGCTAACAAAAAAAGGTGAACAACTTCAAGCTAAGATAAATGGAAATTTATCCGAAACTCTAACTTTTACAAAAGCAAAGTTAGGAAGTGGTTCAATAACTTCAAATGATGAGATTAGATTCTTAACAGATGTAAAAGAAGTATGGGGGACAGCTAATGTAACTAGTTGTAAGATACAGGGAGATGAAAAAAATATAGTAGCTATAGAACTTCAATTTTCTAATGCTGAGCTAAGAGAAGATAAAATCTTCAGAGAAATTGGACTTTATGCACAAGGAAATGAAGGTGAAGAAATTCTTTATGCTTATGCTAATGCTGGAGATAAATATGATTATATTCCATTAATGAAAGATAGTCCACATTCTTTTATAATAGTAATTTATTTCAACATAACAAGTGGTTCAAAAGTTGATGCCAAAATTGATTTGCATAGTTATGTATCACTTCAAGAGTTTAATGAAGGAATGAGTAAAAAAGTTAATAAAACTGATTATGCTTCAGCTGAGCAGTATGGAATAGTTAAGTATGGAGCTGAAGAAGGGACAGTACTAGAAGGAAATAAGTTTACTCAGATGATGGGAAAAGATTATGGTGGAATATTAAATGAAACAGGATTAAAAGAAGTCGGGAAGACCTACTTTGATAAGAATACAAAGAAATTATATTTATGCAAGAATAATAATTCAGATATTTCAGCAAATATTAATAATTATATAGCTATGGACAGTCATTCAATTCTTGAGAGATTGGAAAATTTATATACAACTAAAGAAGAAAAAACAAAATTAACTTTGTCACAAATTAATAATGTAAATCTAAATACTATTACAGAGCCAGGCTTTTACACTTCATCTGGATGGAGTAATAATATTGTAAATCTCCCAGCAGAATTAAATCATAATGAAGGAAGAGCCTTTTATTTGCTTGTTTTTGCCTTAGAAAATGGAGCTTATTGCCAACAAATTTTATACAGTTTCAAAGGTCTTATTTTTTATAGAGCTATAACTGGTGCTAATTCTGCTTTTACCCAATGGAGAAAATTAACTTAATTTAACCCAAGCAGTCCAAGATGTTTTTATAAAAACAAGTGCTACAGAAATAAGAAATACTCTTATAGTAGCAAGAAAAAAATTAGGTATTTTTTAACAAAAAAGTATGGAGATTTTCCAATCTATTTACTTTTATATAAAATGTACCTAACAAATTTGAAGGAGGTACAAAGTATGGAACTAAAAGGATGGGAAAAGTTAAAAAAGGAAAATGTGGAGATTTATAAGCAGTATCTGAATAGTTGTAAAAGTAGCAACTATGAAACATGGGAAACAACTTATTCTACTTATATCAGTAATTTCAGGTTGTTTCTTATATGGTTTGAAGAAAATTATAAAAATAGGTATTTATTAAGTAAAGATATACTTATAGAAATGCCACAAATTATTGAAGAGTATAGAAACCATTGTAGGAGTATAGGAAATAGCAAACGAACATTGATGAATAAAACAACATCAATTAGTAGTTTTTTCTTATGGTGTATTAGAAGAAATAAATGTAAATTTCATCCATTTGATAAAAAACTAGATAGATTAAAATTTAGTGAAAAAGATAAAATTAGAAAAAATTATTTTTTAAATACTGAACAAATATTGACAGTTAGGCTTTTTATGAAATTTCAAAGTAAAAAGTATGATATTCAAGATAGAATTTTATGGGAATTATTTTTAGATAGTGCCTGTAGAATTACAGCAATTCAAAATTTAAAATTGGAGCAATTAAGGCTAGAAGAGGGATATTTTAGAAAGGAGCAATAAATGAGCAATGTAATAAACTTTTATAAAGGCATAGAATTAAAATATTCAGTATATTCCAACAGTTTAGAAGATGTTAAAAATAATCCACTTAATTATTTTCCTGAATATACTGATGATATGTTCATAACAGATAAGAATTTTCAATATCCAATAATCAAGAATAATGAACTAATGGAAATGACAAGAGAAGAAAGAATAGAACAGAGGATAGAAACTCAACTAGAACCTGGTGAATTTATAAAAAATAAAAAACTTGTTAAAGCCCCTCAGCCGAGTAAATACCATTTTTGGAATAAAGAGACTAATAAATGGGATTTAGACCTGGAAGGTTTAAAGCATATTACAAGAAGAAAATTTAGACAAGTTTTACTGAATAAAATTTATGCTGACTTTGATTATAATGGAAAAATCTTTCAGATGGGTGAAGCAGATGAAATCAATTTCTTAAGAGTAAAATCAGCAATAGATATAGCAACAACAAGTAATGATCCAAAAGCAATTACAGAAGCTGTTAAGTTTCTAAAAGTTGAAGTTCCAGAAGGGTTTGAAGAAAAAGTAAAAGCAATTATAAAAGATAAGACAACATTATCAGAAGTAATTCAAAATTTAAAAATAAATTGGAGATTAAAAGACAATTCAGTGGATTCCTTTACCTTTAGAGAAATTAATCATATATATCTATTATGGATATTAAGAGGAACAGCTGCACAAGAGGAGTACACAGCAATAGCAACAAAAACAATGGAAGCTAAATCTTTAGAAGAATTGGAATCTATTGAATGGAAATAAAAGGGGTGATGCAAATGTTTAGTTTGTCACAAGCAAGCCAAAAAATGATGATAGGAGTTCATCCTGATCTAGTGAGATTTATGGAAGAACTGATAGGATTAAGTCCTCATGATTTCAAAATAACTTGTGGAATGAGAACAGCAGAGGAGCAAAACAAACTATATCAATATGGTAGAACTATTCCAGGAGCATGGAGGACAAATTGCGATGGATATAAAGTTCAATCAAATCATCAAGAGAAGATTGATGGACTTGGTTATGCTATTGATATTGGTGTATTAGTTAAAGAAAAAACTAAAAAAATAGTGGTAGAAAATGGTAAAAAAGTGGAAAAAGAAGTGGAAGTAACAGTTTACAAAGCAGGTCCACAAGACTTTCATTATTATAAAGATATCTATGAAACTGCCAAAAAACATGGGTTAATAGATAAATATAATATTGAATGGGGTGGAGAATGGAAGAAAGTAGATGCTGTACATTTCCAAATCAGAGGAGCAGGAAAAATACCTTATAAGGTAGTTTATAATAAAAAATAGGAGGATTAGAAAATGATCAATCAAGTAATTACATATTTAAAAGGTTTTAGCCAAGAACAATGCCTATGGATAGCATTAGCAGGATTAATTTTAGGTTATATTATTTATAATAGAAAGCAATATGTTAATTTGTTTGATGCTGCAGTTATTGCCTCAGAGGAGAGCTTTAAACATGGGGATAATAAAAGAAAACTTAATGCAGCAGTTAAGTTTATAACATATAGAACTGATAAATTACCATATCCAGCGAGAATATTAATTAGAAAATTTTTTAGTAGAGAAAGAATAAGAAAAGGAATAGAAAAAGCTCTTCAAAAATTTTCTGATGTGTTTGGGACTGGAAGAAAAATCGACATAGAGGAAGCAGAAAATGTTGAAGAATAGCATAAAATTAAAAAGAGAAAATAATTTATTTAGTGTAGTTGTTGAAGACTACACTAAATATATAAAAAACTTTCCAATAATTGTTCCAAAAGGATTTAGAACCGATGGAGCAAGTATTCCTCTTGTACTTCGTCCATTTTTTGAGAGATATGGAAAAAATACAGAAGCAGCAGTTATACATGATTATTTATACTCTAAGTTCAATGATACAGGCATAAATAGAGAACTAGCTGATAAAATATTTTTATTTATCTTAAAAGAAAATGGAGTATCTTACAGAGTTAGAAAGGTAATGTATAAGGCTGTGAGGATGTTTGGAGAAGTCTTTTGGGAGAAAAAACTTAGAAATGAAGGATATAAGAATCAAGCTATAATTGATAGAACAGAAGAGGCAAAGCTATATTATAGTGAATGGGAGAAAAAATTAGGAAAACTTTAGGAGATTAAAATGGGGAAGATGAATGGGTTATTTGAACACTGGTTTATAAGAGGTACAATTGGTTTTATATTATATTTATTAGGTGGTTGGAGCAAATCACTTGAAATAATGATGACATTTATAATAGTTGATTATATAAGTGGATATTTAAAGAGCATCTATAAGAAAGAAATATCATCTAAAAAAGCTTTTAGAGGGATTATAAAGAAAGCCTCTTGTATTTTGGCTGTTATAATAGGTGCTTCACTTGATAAATTAATAGAAGGGACTCCTATAAATATTCCAATTAGCTTATTCAATGTTCCTCTGTCTTTTAAAGAATTAATAATATTTTCAGTAATAGGGAATGAAGGAATAAGTATAATTGAAAATTTGGGAGAAATGAATTTCCCCTTTCCTTTATTTATTAAGAAGTTCTTCAAGCAGTTAAAACAGCAAGACGAGCAAGATAAAGAGAATAAATAATAAAAAATTAAAAGGAGTATTCAAACTCCTTTTTTGTTTAGTTTAGAAATTTTATTTTTATCATTTTGTTTTTAAATAAAATTATCATTTTAAATTGAAATTTTTATCATTTTGTTTTGCGTCTGACAGATATACCACCACTTTCATTTAAGAAGACAGTATATGTAGAAAGATATAGTGTAATTTCAGATACAATAAATGCAGGAGGAAGAGGAAAAGAAATATTTAGTGGAACAGTAGAAGATTACAAAGAATACAAGAATCAAAAGAAATAGTTGTTAAGGGATTAAAAAATAATCTTATTCCAATCCAGTAGAATTAACAAGTGGAGGAAATATATTAATAAATTATAGGAGAAAAGGAAAACCTACAGATAATAAAGGAGTATTTGCCCAAGGAGTAAACTTTTATAGACCTATTCTATATGAGAAACCAAAAAGAACCAGTATCATTTTTTGCAGCATGGTGGATGCCAGCTAACACAAATGAAACAGGACATGATAATAACAAGTATAATGATAATAGATTTAGTTGGGATGAGGATGCTCAAATGTATATGATAAAAATAATTAATGGAAAATCTGCTCCAATATATAATTATCAAATGAGGATGATGGATGGAAAGGATCAAAGAAGTATAATAGAAAGAAGAGGAGATAAAAGAGCTCAAGAAGAAAGAATGGAGGAAAATAAATGAAAAGTTTTTTAGTATTAATAATTTTAATATTTTTAACAGCATGTATAAATACAAGATATTATTATTATCCAGAAAACTATAAGAACAACAATATATCAGTATCAGGAAATTTAGTAGAGTTTAATGATCAAAATTCTCCTCTTAATGATATATGGATATTAGATTTAAGGGATAATTATAATGAGAAACACAAGGCAAAAATATTATCTTCAACAGTAAAAATAAATAGTAATGGTAAAGAGTATGCTATTAATACTAAACCTGATTCAGATCATATATATATATATAAACAGGGAATAATAATAACAGGAGATTTTACAGCTTATATAGGAAAAGTACAACTAGATAATGGAAAGATAATAGATATACCTCCATTAAAATTTAAAAAACATATATATGTAGAAAAATATAATGCTGTATCAGATGCTTTAAATAAAGGAGCGCAAACAAAAGAAATATTTAGTGGAACAGTGGAAGATTACAAGAAGCAGAAGAAATAAGAAATAATTAATTTTTTATAGGTAGCCTAAGAGTTTTCTTAGGCTACTTGTTGAGAGATTAAATACAATGAATTGGCATAGCCAAGGTTCAATATATGAAGCAGCAGCAATGATACATTTCTTAGATACAGAAGAAGGAAAAGCAATAGCAAAAAAAATCTAGGAGTTATAGGTATAAAAGGAATAGCAATAACAGCCCTAGGTTATGGAAAATTAGATAGAAGAATAAAGGCTTTAGGAACAAAAGCACAATTGTACTATATGAGAAATATAGGAGACTGGGTATCATTTATAGCAGCTCAAGGAATGCCAACAAATACAAATGGATATAAACATGATAATATAGGATATAATGATGATAACTATACGTGGAATAAAAAATCAGGTATATATGAAAGAAAAACAATAACAGTTATAAGAGATGGTGAAGAAGAAGAGATAGTAGTACCAAATTATGAATATAAGATAGGTGAAATGGATGGAAAAGATATGAGAAGTATAATAGAAAGATGGAAAGATAAAAGAACTCAAGAGAAATGGTATGGAGGTAAATAAATGAAAAAAATATTAATAAGTTTGGTATCTTTAATTATTTTAACAGCTTGTGTATCAACTAGATATAGTTATTATCCAGTTAGTAGTTATGGAATTAATAAAATTTCTATATCAGCAGGATTGATAAATGAAGAAGATGAAAATTCCCCAGTTGAATATATAGGAATATCAGATGTTAGGAGCAATGTTGATGAACCTCATAAGGTTAAGATATTATCATCAACTATAAAAATTATTGATAAGAATAAAGAATATATAGTAAAAACTAACCCAAATAGTGGATATATATATATATATAAGCAAGGAGTAGTAATAACAGATGATTTTAAAGCTTATATAGGAAAAGTACAATTAGATGATGGAACAATAATAGACATACCCCCACTTTCATTTAGAAAAAATGTATATGTAGAGAGTTATAACCCAGTTACAGATACAATAAATGCAGGAGCACGGACAAAAAAATTATTTAATGGAACAATAGAAGAATACAAAGAATACAAGAATCAAAAGAAATAAGAAATAATTAATTTTTTATAGGTAGCCTAAGAGATTTCTTAGGCTACTTGTTAAAGGATTAAATCTGTTAAAGGATTAAATCTAATGAATTGGCATAGCCAAGGTTCAATATATGGAGCAGTAGCAATGATACATTTCTTAAAAAATAATGAGAAATGGAAAAGAAGAAAAGATAGCAGTACCAAATTATGAATATAAGATAGGTAAAATGGATGGAAAAGATATGAGAAGTATCTTTGAAAGAATAGCAGATAAAAAAGTTCAAGAAAAAAGGTATGGAGGTAAATAATGAAAAAAATATTAATAAGTTTGATATCTTTGATTATTTTAACAGCTTGTGTATCAACTAGATATAGTTATTATCCAGTTAGTAGTTACGGAATTAAAAAAGTTTCTATATCAGTAGGATTAGCAAATACAGAAGATGAAAATTCTCATATTGACTATATATGGGTATATGATGAAAGAAGTAAAATTTCAAATCATCATAAGGTTAGAATATTATCTCCAACAATAAAAATAGTTGATAAAAAAAATAAAGAATATATATTAAAAAATAATCCTGATGATGACGGAAATATATATATGTATAAGCAAGGAGTAGTAATAACAGATGATTTTAAAGCCTATATAGGGAAAGTATAGTTAGATGATGGAACAATAATAGATATACCACCACTTTCATTTAAAAAAAATGTATATGTAGAGAGTTATAACCCAGTTACAGATACAATAAATGCAGGAGCACGAACAAAAAGATTATTTAATGGAACAATAGAAGAATACAAAGAATACAAGAATCAAAAGAAATAGTTGTTAATTAATTTTTTATAGGTAGCCTAAGAGATTTCTTAGGCTACTTGTTAAGAGATTAAAAAATAATCTTATGCCAATCCAGTTGAATTAACAAGTGGAAGATATATATTAATAAATTATAGAGGAAAAGGAAAGGCAGCAGATAACAAAGGAGTATTTGCCCAAGGAGTAAACTTTTATAGACCTATTCTATATGAGAAACCAAAAAGAACCAGTATCATTTTTTGCAGCATGGTGGATGCCAGCTAACACAAATGGATTTGGACATGATAATATGGAGTATAATAATAGCTTATATGATTTAAAAGAGAATGGAAAATATCAAAGAAAAATAGATGAAAATGGTAAAGCTATATCTAGTTTTAACTATCAAATGAGAAAAATGGATGGAAAAGATATGAGAAGTATAATTGAAAGATGGAAAGATAAAAGAGCCCAAGAAAAAAGAATGGAGGAAAATAAATGAAAAAATTTCTAATAATATTTGTAACAATTTTGTTAATAGGATGTACTATAACGCAATATTCTTATTATCCTAAACCATTAAATAATATAAATGCAGATTATAAAGAATATGTATATATTAGTACCTATTTAGAAAAATCTCTTGATGAAAAATCATTGATTGAACATATATCAGTTTACGATAAAAGAAATAGTGGAATGAATAAACATTATGTAAAAATACTGTCTCCAACTGTAAAAGTTATATATAATAATAAAGAGTATATTGTAAATGTAGATAGAAAATATAGGTATACAATTAGTTTATTAGAACAAAATATTAAGATAAATAATGATTTTACTATGTATATAGGAAAAGTAGAACTAGATAATGGAACAATAATAGATATTCCGCCATTAAAATTTGAAAAAAATATAAAAATAGAAAAATATAGTGGATTAGATGATGCTTTTAGTAAAGGTGTTCCAAGAAAAGAAATATTTAATGGAATGGTGGAAGATTATAAGAAACAAAAGAAATAGTTATTAATTAATTTTTATAGATAGTTTAAGAGATTTTCTTAGGTTACTTGTTAAGGGATTAAATACAATGAATTGGCATAGCCAAGGTTCAATATATGGAGCAGCAGCAATGATACATTTCTCAGATACAGAAGAAGGAAAAGCAATAGCAGTCCCAAATTATGAATATAAGATAGGTGAAATGGATGGAAAAGATATGAGAAGTATAATAGAAAGATGGGAAGATAAAAGAACTCAAGAAAAGTGGTATGGAGGTAAATAAATGAAAAAAATATTAATAAGTTTTATATCTTTATTAGTTTTTACATCATGTGTATTACATGTGTATAGGTTTAGTTCAGTAAATTATAATAATAACAGAATTTCTATATCAACAGGTTTAGTAGATGAACAAAAAGAAAATTCACCTTTGGATTATATATATATGATAAAAGGAGTAATGCTACAGAGCACCATAAAATAAAAATATTGTCTCCAACAATAAAAATAGTAAGTAATGGTAAAGAGTATGTTATAACTCCTAATTCAGAAACTATTAAGGTATATAAGCAAGGAGTAGTAATAACAGATGATTTTAAAGCTTATATAGGAAAAGTACAGTTAGATGATGGAACAATAATAGATATTGTGGGGGTAAAGATGAAATGATAATATAAAAATATAAAAGAAAAAGTTAATTAAATATAGAATAATAGGATAGTTAAGGGAATAAATTATATGTGTAAAAAAATAAGAAAAAATGAGAATAAATAATAAAAATAATGTAAAAAATTAAGAATTTAGACAGCGTTAATAGAAAAAAGTGAGAATATTCATAAAAGTTCAGAAGCCGTTCGAAAGGACTTTTAAAGATATTCTTTTTTTATTCAAAGAAGATTCTAAGGTGTGTAAATAAGAAAAAATAGAAAATTTTAAATTTTCTTTGCACAGCACTATAAATAATACTAGAAATAGGACTTTTAAGAAAAGTAAAAGATATAAAATAGCAAAAATAGAATTTGAAAGGCTTTAAAAGTTTTATAAAAAGAAAAGTCAGAAAAATAGCTAAGTTTAAAAAGTAAAAAATGATGTGCAAAAAGTAAAGAAAAAAATATCAACAATATAAATTCAATAATTGAACACTGTTAAAGCACTATTAAAGCAAAAAAAAACTAGTAATAACAAATAAAATCAACTAGTAACTATTTGTTACTAGTTGAAATAGTACATTAAATAGTATAATCAAAGACAGCTACAACACGACCTATAATTCTAAAATCATCATCAGAAGTAACTTCCTTTGGTTTATATTTTTGATTTATTGATTTTAAAATAATTTCTTTTGTAAATTCATTATATTGAAATTTCTTACAATATACATCATCATTTAAAAAGAAAATACCTATTTCACCACTATCAAGCATAGAAACTTCTTGTACTAATACCAAATCATCATCATGTATTTTGGGTTCCATTGAGTCTCCGTCAATAAAAGTTGCAAAGGTAGCATTTTTAGCTATAGATTTTGAAACTTCAAGCCAATCTAAAATCTCATCTCTTCCATAAACTCCTAATCCAGCAGATGCTCTTGATATTATAGGTATTTTAATAGTGCTATTATTTGTTTTAACTTCTTTAAATTCATCATAGTCATCTAAAAAAAATGCTTCAATGGGAATTTTAAAAAAGACTGCTATTTTAGAAAGAATATCTATCGGAATTTGTCTCTTTTCAGTTTCATAATTTAATAAACTTTGACGAGAAATCTCTAGTTCTTCAGCAAGCTCTTCTTGTTTTAGACCTATTTTTTTCCTTAAATATGCTATTTTATCTCCTATAGAATACATTTAACCTCCTTTCAAAGACAACGAAAAATAACTTTTTTATAAAAGTTTATATTTTTTTACAAAAAATAATTGACATAAGTTAAAAAATATGTTACTCTTATTTCAAGAAAACAAATATTAACATAAATATAAAAAGTTATCTTTTGTTTACATAAGATATAAGACTTTTGATGTATATTATACCATTTATAAAATGGAGATACAATTCTATATTTGTAATCCTATCACAGATTTAAAAAATGAACTGTGATAAATTTTTAAAACTAATTTAAGAAAAAAATATATATTAAAAAAATATAACAATTTATGAAAGGGGGACAGAAGTACATAGGACATTGGGAATTGAAACACTATACTAAAAAAGAAAGGAGATGATAAATATAGGAAAAAACATAGAATAAAAATTAGATAGGAGGGCAAAATAATGACACTTGAAAAAAAGATAAAAGCAAAAATTAAAGAATTGGAGGAGATAAGAGAGGGATATTTAAAAGAATATCAAGAAAAACTACAAAATGGAGAAGATGATGAGGCACTTTGGAGATATATGGGAACTAAAAACATTGAAATATATACATTAAAAAATATATTGAAATAAAGGGGGAATGCTTATAGAAAACTTTAACATTTGAATAGTAATTAAAACCTAATTGAATGGAGGAAAAATGAAAGTATCAAAAGGATTAATAAATGAAATATCGAAGCTAAGCAAAACTGATTGGGAAAAAGTAAAAACTAATATAGATTATATATTTTCAATGGAAGAAAAGGAAAGAAACAAAGGACTTTACATTTCTAGCAATAAGATAGAAGAAAAGATAAAGAGTGGACCTTGTCCAATAGAGATAGAATAAATAAACCCTTACCAAAAGAAAGGGCTTATAAATATTATTCAGTTACTACTTGTATAAAAATTGGGTTAATTCTATAATCCTTACCTAAATAATGGATTTCAACATAATCTAGTTGGTAATAAGTATGTTCTTCTTTAGAGTTTGGTGACCAGATAGAAGCATTTTCTTCATACCATACTGTTGGTTTTGAATGATTTTTTCCCATTATACAATTAGGATCATCTGAAAGATTAACCCAATTTCCTAAAAGACACGCATAAATTTTTTTCATAAATATCTACCTCCTAAAAATTATATTAACAACATTATAACTTTTAAGAGGAAAAAAATCAATAAAGGGGGAATGCTTATAGAAAACTTCAAGATTTGAATGATAATAAAAAACAAATTGAAAGGAGGAATAATGGAAGAGAATAGAGATCTAATAGAATTTAATGGGACACAAGTAAAAGTACTTATAAAGAACAATACAATTGAAATAGAAATGAGTGAATTAGCAAAAGCTATTGGATATACTGATGTTGCTGGGATAAAAATGATAATAGATAGAAACCAAGAACTTAAAAATAAAGAATTTTCTTATTTAAAAAAGGTAGATAGCATTGAAAATGGGATTACTAAGAAAAGAGAAAAAAGAGTTTTTACAGAAGATGGATTATATGAAGTCTCAATGTTAGCAAATACTGAAATTTCTAAAAAGTTTAGAAGAAGAATAAGAGAGATAATGAAGCAATTAAGAACTGGGAATTTAATTCTACAAACTCCTGGAATCCAAAAACAACAACTTCAGCTTGATGAAATGATTGATTTGATAAAGTCAAGAGATGAAGAAATTAAAAGCTTTTTAGAGATGTTTGAGCAAATTAGAAATTCAGTAGAAGATATAAAACTTATGAAAACAAACATGGACATAATAATAAAATCACAAGATGAAATGGCTGAAGCAATTAACAGTTTAATAGATGAGGTATATGGAAAGGATGATGAAGAATAATAACGATTTTGACATACTAAATTTAAAAACAGAACTAAGTTTCAGAGGATATAGTGAAGCAACAAAAAAGCTATATGTTCAAACAGTTACAAATTTTCTAAATGAAGTAAATAAAGAAACTATTGATATAAAAAGAGAGGATGTGGTCAGATACTTAGATATTAATTTAAAAACAGTTAGTAAAAATACAAGAGGTGTCTATTTGAATGCTTTAGAGTTCTTTTTTGAAGAGGTTCTAGGATTAGACATTACAGCAAGTATTAAAAATTATAAAAGAGAATTTTTACCAAAAATTTTTATAAGTTTAAATGACTTTAATATATTAGAAGGCTCAGTAGCTGGGAAAGTGAGGTTGATGTATTTAATAATAAGAGAAGCAGGCTTAAATCTAGGACAATTAGTAAATCTAAGACTTAATGATATTGATTTTGAAAACAGTACATTAATGCAAAAGAAGGTGAGTAAAGAACTATTAAGAGAAATTCAAAGATATTGTGATAGAGAGGTGATAAATGAAAGAATATTTAATGTTACAGTTTATACTTTGATTAATTGGAATAATGAGGCAACTGAAAAATATCTAGGACAAAGATATAAGATAGAAGATATCAGACACGGAATTGCATTAGAAGTTTTTTTAAGAAAAGGAGATGAAGAAGGAGCTACAAAGTATCTAGGAGTTAAGAAAAAAACAAGTATCAGACAATTTTATAAAAGAGCAGGTGTTGATTATAGAGATAAATAGGACTCCCAGCCTACCAAAGTTAGAAGTCCTACAAAAAAATAATATATATAAGTATAGCATAAAAGAAGAGCTAATGGAAAGAGAAAAATTTTTAAGAGGAATGTTAGAACATTGTTATAAGAACAAAGAAACATATAGAACAATGATAGTAAAGATAGAAAAGGAGTTAAAAATTTATGGAGAGTGTAGAAAAGAAGGTTGTAGAAATTAGAAAAAACCTTTTAAGAATAATGGATCTAAAAAAGAAAATGATAGATTGTGAAGTTTCTTGGCTACAAATGATTAGGATGTTAGAACTTACACAGTATGAAGCTATAAAGTTTAAAAATGGAGAACTCCCTGAAGCTGAAAAAAGGGCTTTAAGAATATTGGAAAATACTCCTAAAAATATAATTGAAAGGGATAATAAATATAAACTTTTTAGTAAATTTTTACTTGAAAAAGGAATAACTGCAACAGGATTTGCTAAGAAATTAGGAGTTGATATAGATAAAATACATAGAATTTTAAGAGAAATTCCAGTGAATCGTGATTATGAAGTAGAAAACAAAATTGAAAAAGAAATGGGAGTAAAAATATTTTAAGGAGGCTTTTTATGGATAAATTGTACACAATAAAAGACATAGAAAGACTCTTAGATAGAAGTAGAACAGTAGCTTTAAGATATGCTCAAGAAAAAGGTTGGAAAATACAAAAAATAAAAGTTGGAAAAACTTATAAAAACTTCTACTTAAAGGATGAAGTAGATAAGGATCTGGGATTAGTATTAAAAGAAAAAAAAGTTGCAACAAGAACAAGAGCAAAAAAGGAAGCTAAAAATATAGATGAGTTACCTCTTTGGAATCAAAGAGTTGCTAATTCAAGATATATTATATGTTTAGGTTTGCAAGAAGAATATGAACAAGGTTTTGAAAAAAAAGGAGATATAATAGAAAACTTTGTAAAAACAATAGCTGAAAAGTATCCCACACAAATGAAGATACTGAAAAGAATAACAGTTCCTACTTTAAGAAGGTGGTTTAAAGTATTTAAAGAAAATAAAGATAATCCTTTAGCATTAGCTTCATCACATGGAGATAATAAAGGAATTAGAAGAGTAAATTCAGAAGTCTTAGAGCTAGCAAAACAGTTATATTTTAATAAAAATAAGCCACAAATAACAGTAGTATGGCAAAAAATTACTGAGTATTATGGAAAGATTGTTATAAGTTATGGGACTCTTAGAAACTTCTTAAATAATGATGTAAACATTATAGAAAAAAATAAGGAGAGAATGGGTGCTAAAGAGTTTAAAGATAAACATACTCCACATATAGTTAGAGATTTACATGATGTAAAAGCTGGGGATGTATGGTTGAGTGATGGACATGATTTAGATGTTATTTGCTATACAGGAAGAAAGAAAAGTAATGGAGAGAGAGAAACAGCAAGACCAGTTTTAGTAGTTTGGCAAGACTTAAAAAGTAGAATGATTGTAGGGTGGAATATATCTTATACAGAAACAACTGAAAGCATAGCAATTGCATTAAAAAGAAGTATAGAGAATTATGGTGTTCCTAGTGCAATTTATTCTGATAATGGAAAAGCATATAAAAGTAAAGTTTTAAAAGGAGATGAAGAAAAGGAACTAGAAGGGATATATGCAAGTCTTGGAATACATGTAACACATGCTTTACCTTACAATGCACAAGCTAAGGAAATAGAAAGATATTTTAGAGATTTTAGAGAAAATCTTTCAAAAAGATTTTATAGTTATGTAGGAGAAAATGCAGTAGCAAGACCTGAACACATGAAAAGTTTTGCTGGAAGAAAACTAGCTGTTGGCTTAATCCCTGAGCAACAAGAAGTTGAAGCAGAAATTGAAAGCTATATAAAAGAAAAGAATCACTTATTTTATGCAATAAGAAGAGCAGGAGGATTAAAGGCACATAGAGGTAGAGGAATGCAAAATCGTACTCCTTTAGAAGTTTTTAATGAAGAATATCCAGTTGAAAATAGAAGAATGATACCTGAAGAAAAATTAAGATTATTATTTTTATATGAAGATATTCGTACAGTACAACAGAATGGAATTATGTTTATGGGCTACACTTATGAGCATGAACAATTGTATTTTCATCAAACTGAAAAAGTTAAAATCAAATATGATCCTCATAATTTACAAAGTCTTTATGTATATTTAGAAACAGGTGAATTTTTATGCAAAGCTAATAAACTTCAAGAGGCTGGATTTAATGACATTACTGCTATAAAAAGGCATAAAAACAGACTTAAAAAGATTAATAGTTTAAGTTCACAAATTTTAGGTATCAGAGAAAAAATAAGAGATGAAAGTGGAATAATTGAATTGAAAGAGAGTGAAAATATTATAGAAGCAGAAGTTATTGAAGATAAGACAAGTAAAGAAACTAAAAAGAAGGTTTACATTGATAAAAATTTATATGTAGAAATAGAGTGAAAGGAGTAACAACATGGAGAATAGAGATAGAGAGATAATAAGCGAATTAGAAAGATTTGCAGAGGATAGAAAGTTAAGTTTTAGTAAAATAGCTAAAAATGTAGGGATTGGAAGTAGTACACTTTCTGAATATAAGAAAGGAACTTATGTTGGAGATATAGAATCAATAAGAGAAAAAATAGTAGATTTCTTAAAAAGACATCAACAAAAAATGAGAAGAATAGATTTTACAGCTGATACAGAAGTAAAAAATAAAATCTTTTATGCTGCTAATATTATAAAAAAGTATGTGGCTTCAAATGCAGTTGAACAAATAGTGGAATCAGCTAAAATTGCCTATATTTTTGGGAGGGCAGGTATAGGAAAGACTCATGCTTTAATGGAATGGGTAAAGCAATATAAAGGAAGAGGAGTTTTTATAACAGCTGAAAATGGAATATCAGCAGTTGGATTAATCAAGAAAATAGCAAGAGAATTAAAAATAGATTATACAGGGTCAGCTGATACAGTAAAGGAAAGAATAAAAGATGCTATTAGATTTACAGAAACTATTATAATAATTGATGAAGGGGAACATCTAAAGCCTGCAATAATTGATATAGTAAGAAGTATTGGAGACCAAACAGGAGCAGGAATAATAATTGCTGGTACAGAAGCATTGAAATCTAAAATATATTCACAAAGGAAAGAATATGAATATCTATATTCTAGGGCAGTTGTAAATATGAGTTTAAGAGATTTAAAAATTGATGATATAGCTAAAATAGTTAGAAATTTCTTAAAAAATGAAGTTGATTTATATACAGAAACTGAATTAACAAAGTTATTTAGTTTAATAAATATGACTGTAAAAGGTTCAGCAAGACAACTATCTAACTTGTTGAGTTTGGCAAGTGATATTGCAAATCAAAATATGAGTTTAAAAATTACAGAAGATTCTATAAAAGCAGCGATTACAATGCTAGTTATTAGTTAGGGAGGGATAATAATGAAAGATTTTACATTAACAGAAGTGGCAAAACAAGAACTTATTAAAGAATATGGAGAGAAAGCAGTAATAGTTGATGAGGAGCTTAACCAATTGGCTAAGCTATTAGTTAAAAGAAAAGACTATATAAAAGCTTTTAATAATGGGAATTATAAAGCAAAAGAAAGATATTTTGAACTCATGAAAGAGTCAAAAAAAATTATAAATAAAATTAATAAAAAAATTTAACTTAAGGTAGTGTTAATTGAAATAGTGTTATTTTGAAAGTGTTCAAATAGTTTTCAAGGGAGGTTTTAATGAGAGTACACAAAGAAATAATAGTAGATGAAAAGGTTTTAAAAGAAGTTTTACAATATGAAGATTTAATAAGAGATGCAAAAAGAATGATAGAAAATTATAACAACAATAAGGATACTTCAATATCCTATACATTTTCAGGAAATTCAGTAAGAATAAATAGTTATGGCAATTATAGTACTGCAGACAAAGAATGGTTTGACAGTTATTTTATAGACATCTTAGGGATGAATGATAGTATCAAAGCAGATTGGGACAATAAGGCAGCTACTAAATGGTATTTTTTTGAAGAATAAGGAGGCATTATGAGTGATTGGGCATTAGGTGGATTAGTTTTAGCTATGTTTATAGCAGGGTTTAATATAGGACAAGATTTTAAATATAAGAAATGGATTTTAAAAAAAAATAAGAAATACACTTACTGGATAAGCTGCTTTTATTCTGTAAAAGGAGTTGGATCTGTTGGAGGTTGGGCATCTAATTTTGATTCAGAAATGAATAGCAGTCAATTACAAGTTTTTAGAGAAAAACAGATTAAAAACTTAAAAAATCAATTTAAAACAACAGATGTGGAATTTGAAATTATTGATTTTAAAAGATTAAAGGATTAAATATGGAATTTAAAGATCTATATGTGATAGATGGGATAGTTTATCTATACAAATATAATAATGGAGTTTATGCAGTATTGGAGGATATATTGACAGGATATGAAGAGTTTATAAGATTGAAGGAGTTAAAACAATATGAGTATAAAAATTTATTGTAAACATTGTGATAGGGAAATTAAAGATGGCGAAGAGTTTTTTGAAGATTGTCCTAGTCAAACTTTCTGTAAAGATTGTGTTAAAGAAAACACTATAACATATTATTCAGTTGGTTCAGAAGTTATTGGAAGTGATGAGGAAGTAGGAGTTTACTATAATTATAATCAATTAAAAGAAGAAATTGAACATAAGATAAAATGGTGTGATGAATGGATAGAAGTATATGAAAATGATAATACAGAAAATGGAAAATTTACATTAGAGTTTTATAAAGAAAAAAAGAGATTATTTCAAGAAAGTTTGAAAGAATACTTTGGATAGGAGGAATTATGGACATTAAGAATTTAACTGCTGAAGAAAAAGAGGCACTAAGAAAACAATTTTTAGAAGAAGAAAAAAGTAAGGAAGCTAAGAGAAAGGAAAAAATAAAAGAATATAAAGGAATTGTAGATGAAACAGTAAGAGAAAATTTTAATAAAGTTGAAAAACTTGCTGAAATATTAAAAAGTACAAAACTAGAAATTTTTAAAAGTTTTGAAGCTATCTTAGAATTAAAAGAAGAATTGTATGGAATAAAAGAAACTCAAAGAAGTCACACTTTTACAACAAGTGATGGAAACTTATCAATAATAATTGGACATAGAATAATAGATTCTTTTGATGATACTGTACATAGTGGAATAGCTAAGGTAAAAGATTATATTTCTAAACTAACAACTAATGAGCAACCAGAGTTGGAGAAATTAATAGATTTATTATTAAAGAAGGATAAAAATGGCAATTTAAAGGCTTCAAGAGTATTGGAACTAGAAGCTATTGCAAATGAAAATGGTAATGAAACATTACTTGAAGGAGTAAAAATAATAAAAGAAGCGTATAAGCCAAGTAAATCTAGCACTTATGTTGAGGCTTATTATAAAGATAAAACTGGAAAAATGGTAAGTATTCCCCTATCTATTACAAGTGTTGAGGAGAGAAATGGAGAAGATAAAGAACGGGCAAATTAAATATATACATATTTTAAAAAGTAAACTGAATCTAAAAGATGAGAATTATAGAGCTCTTTTGGAAAGTAAATTTAACAAGAAAACATCTAAGGATCTCAGCTCTAAACAAGCTGAGGTTCTTATCAAAATTTTAGAAAGATTAATAAATAACTATGCAACTGATAGACAAAAAAGTAGATTTAACACTTTGTACAATAAAGTCTATTATGCAAAAGATAAACAAGACTTTATTGAAGAGTATTTGGGAAAAGGAAAAACAGAAAATAATATGAGTATTCAAGAGTGTAGTAAATTAATTTATATTCTTGAAGAGATAGTAGACTGGCAAGAGAAAAGAAAATTGAAGAAATCTAATTTGGAGGTTAAAGATGTGGAGATGTAAAAATTGTGGAGGAACTGAATTTATAGCAACTATCATTGCAGAACAAGAAGGGGAATTTGATGAAAGTGGGGAATTTGAAGCTGAATTTGATACAGATATAAGCCAAGTACTGGAAGTAAAACATTTTAATTGTTGTAAATGTGGTTCAGAATTTGATGATATTAAAGAAATTGCTGATTGGGAGGAAGATTAATGAAAGAAATTAATATGACAAAGCATGCTCTAATGAGATATGCTTCAAGAGTTCACAAAGCTAATATTATAAGTGATAGAACTTGGGATATTTGGAAGAAAGCAAATGAAGATAAAATAGAAGTTTTAGAAGCAAGTTTAAAAGAGGAGTTTAAAGAAGCTAGATATATTAATACAGCAGCTTATGAGGGAAATAAGAAAGCTGAATTTTATATAAATGAGCAATTATTAATGACTTATGTAGTTGTTGGAGATAATTTAGTAACTTGCTATGCAATAGACTATGGATTAGATGATGAAGGAAATAGATCAATGCTTAAAGTTTTACTTGAAAATCTTAAAAGAGCAGAGATTGAAGAAAATAATTTTGAAGATAAGTATTTTGAAAGAAAAACAGAAATTAACAATAGTATAGCAGTTGCTAATGCTGAAATAGCTGAACTAAATAAAAAGATAGAAAAAATAAAAGGAAATAAAGCATTATTAGAGCAAGAATTAACAAATATAGGGCTAGAATATGAAGATATTAAGACAGTTATAGATGTAGCTAAGGAAAAGATTGTAAGAAGTAAAATGGCATTATAAGAGGGGAATATGGAGAGTAAAGAAGTATTAGAACTAATTCATAAAGCAAAAGCTGGAAATAATGAGGCAACTGAAAAGCTAATTGAACAGTATTTGAATGCAGTTAGAAAGATAAATAATAAATGGGGTGGAACAGATGACGGATTCCAGGAAGGGATACTTGGAATCTATGAAGCTATAAAAACTTATGATTTTAGTTATAATACAAAGTTTCTTACACACTTATATCCCAACATTGAAGCTAGAATAAGAAGATTTATAGATAAAGAAAATTATAGGGTTTCATATAATGCTATCACTGAAATCAAGAAAGGAAGGAGGGATAAAATACAATTTCAAACTTATGAAGGTTTAGAAATTGAGGATAAAAATATAAATAATGTAAATTTAGAAGAGAAAACATTTGTGGCTAAATTGCTGGATTGTTGTACAAAACAAGAAAAATATATTATTGAAAAGTTATACTTCGATGGTTATTCTGGAGAAGAAGTTGCAAAGCAACTGAAAGTTAGTAGACAAAGAGTGCATATGGCAAAACATAATGCACTAGCAAAGATGAGGAAGGTACTGAATGGAAGAAACTAACATTGAAAAGAATGAGAAGTATATTTTAGAAGAAATAAAAAAGCATGAAGGCTGGTGTGAGGTGAAAATAAAAAATGGATACATCATAGAAGCAAATAAAAGAGTGCCAATAAAAATAGAAAAAAAATAAAAAATTTTAAAATACTTTGTAGCATTGAGCTCAGTATTTCAACAAGTTAAATTGTTGGAATAACTGGGCTCTTTTTTGTTTAAGGAGGAAAAAATGAAGATACAAAAACCTTACAGATATTTTGGAAGCAAAGGAAGATTTTACAATGAAATAAAAGAAATATTTATACAAAACAATAAAAATAGTTACATTGATTTATTTGCAGGAGGAATGGAAGTGGCAGTAAATTTAAAAGAAGAACTTGAAGACATTAAAGTAATAGTAAATGTTAAAGATGAACATATTGAAAGTTTCTTGAGGTGCAATAAAATGGCTATAAAAAGATATAAAGAGTTTGCTAGATTCTTATATAAAAATATAGAAAAAGTCGCAGTAAAAGATTTATATGCAGATAAAAAGCTATGGATAGAAATTAAAAGAAAATATAAAAAGTTTAGAAAAGAGAATATTCTGAATTTTACAAATGATGAAATAAAAATGGTTGAACTATTTGCAAGTTTAAACAATGGAGCTTCTTTATCTAATAGCTTTTATTCATCAGCAAAAATAGAAAAAATAAAAATATACCAGGATAAATTAAAAAACATAGAGATAACACACAACTATTTTAATGAAAGTTGGAGCTATAAAGATAGTTTTATACTACTAGATCCCCCTTACTTGTGTGGAACAGAAGTAGTAAAAATTGGTAAAAAAGGTTATAATTATAGTAACATTTGGACTGAAAAAGATGATGCTAGGCTTGTGGAGTTTATAAAGAATAATCTAAAAAATAATAATGTATTTATGGTATTTGGAAGTCTTGAAAATAATCTTTCAAAGTTGATTCAAAAGGCTTTCAATGTAGATTTTGTAATAAAGAAATATAAGAAATCAATCTTTGGAATTTCTTTGGATAGAGCTGAGTGGTATTGCATTATAAAATAGTTTAATGTTATAATAAAGGTAAAAAAATGAGGGGGATTAAGTTATGAGTATTTTTGGGATTATTGTATACATAGTAATTTGTATTTTTATTATGATATTAGCATTTAAATGGGATAAAAGAAAGAAAGAGAAAATAAAAGAACAGATTTTGAGAATCAATGAAAAAAATATAAAAGATGGAATTTCTATGGTAGTAAAAATTTCAGATGATAGCTTTAACTACGAATATCTTGGAAAATCTTATATGGACATAATTATAGAAAGAAGTTTAGAAGACTTTCAGAAATTAAAAAGTAGACTTATTAAAAATATAGAAAAAGGTGTAATAGCTAAAACTAATAAAGAAAAATTAATAAAATATGGTGAAGAACTTATTAGAAGTGGAAATAAAAAGGTTGAACCAATTTTACAAGAATTAAGAGAAAAGGAAATTATAACATTAGAACAATTGGAGATTATTTTTGAGGAATATAAAAAGGACAGTATTCTTTATTGTGAAAATGAAACAAAAACTTTATATGAAGAAGGGACTTTAAAATTGTATGAAAAAAATCTTATAACTGATGAAGAATTGAGAAAAAGAAAAAAATTTTTCTATGGAGATTTTAAATAATAAAAGGAGAGAAAATGGCTAAAAAATATATAAGTGTAGCTCAGGCATCTAAGAGACTTAATGTTTCTATTAGTACAATATATAATTATTGTAAAATAGGTACATTAGGGTATAGATGTATAAAAATTTCTAAAAAAAATACTTGGCAAGTTGATTTAGAGAGTTTGGAATTACTTGAAAAAGATAGCTCATTTAAAAGCTCTCTTCAAGTAAAAAAAAGTTTACAATATAACCTATTTTAAAAGAGTTCAAAAGCTCTTTTTTTCATATTCAAACTAGTGGTAATTTTAGTAAATTTTATTAAAAAATACCACTAGTTAAAATTTAATTAAATATAGATAAATTCATAGTTTTAATAGTAGTAAAAATTCTAAAAAAATTGTAAAAAAGTTTATATTTTTTTTGAAAAAACACTTGCAAAAATCAATAAAATATAGTATAATAAATATATAAGGAGGTGAGAAGATGAGTAAGAAAATGAAAAAACAAAAGAAAGGAGGGAATAAAAAAGAGTTAATTGAACTAATCACGGCAATAATAGAGTTAATCATAGCAGTCCTAACGCTGATAATTCTATTAGTAGATTATTTCAACTAACTCAAACATCAAGGAACTGGAGCAATCCAGTTTCTTGATTAAATTATAACAAATTTTACTCAAATATACAATGACTAATACAATTTTAATAATAATTATAATGATTTTAAATTTTACAAGAAAAAATTATAATAATAACTATATAAAAATATTTAGTATTTTATTATGTCTTATTGTAATTGTAAGATGTATTAAAAAACTTACTAAATTTTTTAGAAAGAGAGGTTAAAATGGCATCAGGTGGTGCAAGACAGGGAGCAGGAAGAAAAAAGCTAGATGAGGATAAAAAGAAAATAAATAAAACATTTAGAATTGATCCCCAACTTTTTAAAGAAATAGAAACTAAATATCCAAATGAAAAACTTACAAATATAATAGAAAATGCGTTAATTGAATATTTAAAAAAACATCAGGAGGAAGAAATGAATAATAAAATATTAGTTAGAAGAAAAAAAGAAAATGGAGATGCTGGTAAATTAGATAGATATATAGTTACACAATTAACTATAGATACTTTTATAAAAATGTTAGATACTTTACAAAAAATCTATTTTGTTCAAAGACATAAAATAGAGAATTATTTTAATAATGATGATACAACTAAAGATATTTTTACTTCAGAAGAATGGGAGAATATTAAAAAAGTTTGTAAGGAAGATAATGGATTATTAAATGGAAATATTTATTTAGAAAAATTAGATTTAATTGATTTAGTTGATGGAATATGTTCTTTTTTCTTGTGTAAAGACTGGATACAAAGTGAAAATTTTAAAAAATCAGAAATGAAGTATATATATAGAGAATGGCATGAAGAATTTAAGAAAACCTTCACAGAAGAAGAATTAGAAGAACTGGAAAGAGTAGTTAAATTTATATGTGATGAAGATAATTATAATCAAGATTTTACAATATCAAAATAAAATATAAGAGGTGTAAAAACCTCTTTTTTTTTTATAAAGTAATTAATGGGGAAGAATCGAATTTTCTTCTCTTTTTTTATTTATCACAATTTTTATAATTTTTACAAATTTTACAATACTTATAAAAGAAAAAAGTTATAACAATATAGAAACAAAAAATGGAGGTGTCTTTATGAAGTTAGAGCTCGTACAGGCTAAAAGAATGTATGCAGATAATAAAAGTATAGATGAAATAGCTAGTGCTTTAAATAAGAGTAAAGCCACTGTTTACAGATGGATAAAAGAAAATAAAGAAGAGTTTGAAGAGGCAAGAAAACTGAAAGAATTATCAGTTGATGATATGGGTGAAATCTTAGATGAAGCACATAAAAAAATGCTTTTAAATATTATTGAAAATCCTCAAACATTGGTTGATCCAAAAGTTGCTGACTCGTTGATTAAAATAGCAAATGTTTTAGAAAAAATGGATAAAAGAAGAGAAAAGGAAAAGAAGGAAAAACAACATACTGAGGAAGAAGAAAGAGGGGTGCTAATAGTTGATGACATCAAAGAAGAAGAGAAAGCAACTTAAAATATCAGACTTATTAACTCCTAGATTTTATCCACTTTATTTAGCTTGGAAAAGTAATAAATACACTCGTTTAATTTGTAAAGGTGGAAGAGGTTCAGCAAAATCAACTAATATTGCTTTGATTTTAGTTGTTGATTTAATGCAATACCCAGTTAATACTATTTGTTTTAGAAAAGTAGGAGAAACACTTAGAAAATCAGTATATGAGCAAATAAAATGGGCTATTAAATTTTTAGGAGTAGAGGAATATTTTGAATATAAACTTAGTCCTCTTGAAATCATTTACAAAGAGAGAGGTAATAAGTTCATTTTTATGGGTGTAGATGATCCACAAAAAAGTAAATCTATAAAAGAGGCACAATTTCCAGTTGCTCGTTACTGGTTTGAAGAACTTGCAGAGTTTAAGAATGAAGATGAAGTTGAAACAGTTTTAAATTCTATATTTAGAGGAAAATTAGAAAAAGGACTTATTTACAAAGGATTCTTTTCTTACAATCCTCCGAAAATGAAGCATAACTGGGTAAATAAAAAATATAATTATTCTTTCATAGAAAATAATGTATATGTGCATCATTCAACATATTTAGAAAATCCACATATATCAGAAGAGTTTATAAAAGAAGCTGAAGCAGTTAAAGCAAAAGATGAAACAAAATATAGACTTGTATATATGGGAGAACCAATAGGCAATGGGCTTGTTCCATTCCCTAATTTAGAGATAAGAGAGATAGAAGCAACAGAGATTGCAGGGCTTGAAAAATTTAGAAATGGAGTTGACTGGGGTTATGGAGTAGATCCACTTGCATTTGTTAGGTGGGGTTATGACAAAAAGAAAGGCATTATTTATGCACTAGATGAGTATTATGGAGTAGGTTTAAAAAACAGAAACTTAGCAAACTATATTCTTTCAAAAGGCTATGATGAACTGGTTATGTGTGATAGTGCTGAACCTAAGTCTATTGATGAATTGAAAGAATATGACATAAGTGCATGGGGAGCAAAAAAAGGTGCTGGAAGTGTTGAATATGGAGAAAAATGGCTTTCTGATTTGGAGGCAATAGTAATAGATCCAAAAAGAACTCCAAACATATCAAGAGAATTTGAAATGATTGATTATGACACTGATCGTGAAGGGAATCCATTACCACGCTTATGTGATTCAAACAATCATACAATAGACGCTACAAGATACGCATTTTCTAATGATATGAAAAAAGGGAAGTGGGTATATGAGTATTAGAGAAATTTTTAAAAATTGGTTTTTCAAAGATTGTTCTGTAATGACTGGAGATGGGAAGAGTTTTGAATCATCTGAATATATGTCAACAATATGGGAACAACCAGGCTTTATGCTACCAATTAAGAAAAAAATAAAGGCTTGTCAAAACATAGAAATGGGCATTTATATAGGAAAAGAAGATGGTAAGAAAAAAGTTGATAATCATATTTTAAATAAGATTTTTAGAATGATTAATCCAAATACATCATTTCAGGACTTTATAGACTATTTAATTGTCTGGTTAGAAGGTTCAAATAATGGAGTTTTATTGGAACTTATAAAAGGGTTACCTTCCCTTGCTCCTGATTTATATATACACTCACCAAATAATTTTACAGTATATTTTGAAGGCAGAAGGATAAGAGAAATAAGAATCCATAACCCAGCTAAAACAATAACTGGGGACGAATTAAAAAACTACATGTGGCTTACTTCTCCGAACTATGACAACATAATTGATGGAGTTAGTGGAAATGGAATAGGACAAGGAAGAAGCAAACAGAATGCATTAGCAATATTTGGAGCTTATTTATTTAAGGCTTGGAAATGGAACTGGAGCTTGGCAAATAATTTAGGAAAGCCAGGGGGAATCCTTCAAACAGAAGGTGCAGTAGATAAGGAAGATAGAGAAGAAATAAGGAGCAAATATTCAGCTCATTATGCTGGATCTGAGAATGCTGGAAGTCCTTTGGTACTTGGTTCAGGACTAAAATATCAAGATACTTCAAAAGCACCAATAGATGCTGACTGGAGTACAGCAGAACAGAAAGCACATGAAAGAGCTGCCATTGCTGCTGATGTCCCAGTTGAACTGGTAGGTGGAGGAGATTCAACTTATCAAAATAGAAAACAAGCTAAAAAAGAACTATATAGAGAAGCAGTAATTCCATTCTTTAATAATTTAAAAAATTGGCTTAATTACTTGTTAAGTGATTATTTAAAAAATGGAGAGTATATAGACTATGACTTGTCTGGTGCTGATGAACTGAAAGATGATATAGGGGATATTATTCAGAAATTAGAACCTTTGAAAAATCGGGTAACAATAAATGAATATAGAAGAATTATATCATCACTTACTGATTTAAGTTTGGAGCAACTAAAAGGTGGAGATGTCTTACTTATTGGTGGTGGAGATATGACACTAGAGGAAGTTACTGAACCAGCCACAACAGAAGGAGAAAAAGAAGAAGATGTATGAAAAAGGAAGTTCAAAAGATAAAAGCAATTAAAGCACTAGAAAGGCGACTAAGTGCAAGAAATAAGAAAATTATAGAAAAGATATTTATAGAATTAAGAGACAAAATAATTGAAGATAATTCAAAAAAATATGATGTAAAAATGATTATAAATATTGACTATGAATGGCTTTTGAAGAAATTTAAAAAGGGACTTGAAGTAGTTTACTTATATACATTCGAGGAGACTTTTAAAGGCTTTCAAAACATCTACAAGAAAACAATAAAATCTAAAACTATAAAAGGTATTAGAGATTATTTTTTAAAAGATTGGAATATAAAAAATGCTGGTAAACAAGCAACTAAAATGACAGCAACAACAAAAAATATTTTAAATAAGATAATCACAACAGGGCAAGAAGAAGGCTTATCACATAATGAAATGGTTAAAGAACTGGTAAAGAATATTAATGGAATGACAGAACAAAGAGCCAGTACAATAGCAAGAACTGAAACAAGTAAGAGCATTAATACAACAAGTTATGAAACTGCCAAGAATGTGATGAAAGAAAAATGCTGGATACATATTGGAGGAAAAAAGACATATAGACCACATCATAAAGCTATAAGCAATAAATGGGTAAGTATAGATTATAAATGGACTTTAAAAGATGGTATAGAGGCTGAATATCCACATCAGGATAGTTTGCCAGTTTCGGAAGTTGTTAGATGCAGTTGTTTAATTATTTTTAGATAAAAGGAGTATAGAGATGCCAAAAAAAATAAAGAAAAAGGTATCATTTGGGAATAATGAAGGAATTAATTTTAATTGTGAACTTCAAGAATTTAAAGAAAATAGTGAAAAGGAAGGACAATTTACTGGAATCCTTGTAAATATGCAAGGGAATACTGCTGCTAAAGGAGTATATAGGTTTCAAAAAGGAAGTATGAAATCAAATGATGGGAAAAAATTACTTTTAATGTATAACCATTATGGGGAATTAATGCCAATTGGAACTTTGACTGGAAAAGAAACAGAAAAAGGGTTTGAAGTTATAGGGCAATTTCATTTGACAAAGGATGCCAATGGGAATTATTTGAATCCAGAAGCAGCAAAACTTTATTCTTTTATGAAAGAAATGCATGCCTCATTTGAAATGTCAGTTGGTGGAGTTATAGAAGAATATAAGGAAAAATCAGAAGGAAATAATTATTTTATAGATATATATAATTTCAATGCTCATGAGGGAAGTTTGACTCCAAAAGGAGCTGTAAAAGGAAGTAGAGTAACAAGAGTATTTAATAGAGAAAATGGAGGAATAGGACAAATGGATAAGGAACAATTAAAATTATTAATGGCTGAATTATTAGCAAATTTTAAAACTGAATTACTTGAAGCTGGTACATCAAAGGAAATTAAAGAATTACCAGCAAAATTTAATGAAATTAGTATAAAATTTGAAGAAATTAAAACTGAATTAAATGGAGAATTTAAAGCTGAAATTGAAAAGCAAATGAATGAATTTAATGAAATTATTAAAGGATTAAAAGTAGATTTTAAACCAACACAAAAAGAAGTGACAGCTGCTGAACAATTTAGTGCAATGATACAAACAGTTGAAAAAACAGGGAAATCAGCCGATGTAGTATTTACAGAATCAACAGAAGTAACTTTTGCAGATCCAGCAAGTACAACAAACACTTCTGCAGCTGTAAAAACTCAATATGTCAATAAAATCTTAGAAAGATTAACAGATATTAATCCAGTTTTAGCAGATATTACTTTTATACCTATAACAGATGGAAGTCTTACAATTCCAAGAGAAATTGCAGGATTACCAGAAACTGGTTGGGTTGGTGAAGAAGAAAACAGAAAAGAAACTGCTGCTTCAAAACTTGAAAATTTAAGTATTGCTATACATCAATTATATGCAATGCCTAAAATTACAAATAAATTGTTAGCAACAAATTTTGTGGGATATGCTAATTTCTTACTAAAAAGAGTTGAATATGCTTTATCTTTAAGATTAGCAGATGCCTTATTTAGTGGAACAGGGGCAAATATGCCAACAGGAATATTAAAAGATACATCTGTTAAGAAAAAAGTTGAATTTGATACAACAGATGACACAACATTTGTTGACTCTATAATAACAGCATATTATTCAATGAAAGAAGCAATAGCAAAAGAAGCAAAATGGTATTTTTCTCCAGAAACTTGGGCAAGAATAGCAAAACTTAAAAATAGTCAAAAAGATTTTTATCTTACAGACTTAAACACTGGGACTACTAGAACATTAATGTCAAGACCAGTAGTACTTGTTGATTCAGAAAATGCAGAGCTTAAAGGAATAGATACAGCAACAGCTGGAACAGATATTGTTGGAGTATTTGCTGATTTAAGTACAGCAGTAATGGGAATCCAAAATAATGCTATGACAATGAGACTAGAAGATAAAGTAACTTCTAAGGGATATACAAAATATTACATGGAAAAAGGTGTAGGCTTCGGAGTTCAATTACCTGAAAATATTATAAAAATAGTTAAAAAAGCGTAATTTAAGAGGGATTATTCCCTCTTAAAGTTATAGCAAGGAGATAGCATGGGAATTAAATATGATTTAGAAATTGCTAAAATACTCACTAATATTGAAGATGAAAAACTTTTAAATTTTTATATTAATGCAGTAATAAAAAAGATAGAGGGAATATTAGGCTACGAACTCCTAAAAGGGCAAATAACGAGTTTAGTTAGTGGACTTAATAAAAACTATGTATTCTTACCTAGAAAGAAAATTGAAAGGGTATTGAACGCTAAAAGAGGGTGTAAAAAACTCCCTTTCAGTTATGTAAATAGAAAAGTAATATTTGATGAAATTATAACAACAGATTCTTATGTGGAAATTGAATACATAGCTGGCTATGATGAATTACCTGAAAATATGTTAATGTTTATCTGCTCAATCATAAAGGAAGAAGTTTCTAATGCTGAAGGTTTAAAGAGTTATGGAATAAGAGGAATAAATTATACCTTTTTAAATAAAGTAGAACAATCAGATAACTTTATAAGAGGAGTTAGAGATTTGTTTGGAGTTGTAGAAATATGATAGTAAAAGCATTAAAAGAAATTGAATATTTAGCAACTAGACAAGTAGAAATAGGGATATTGGCTATTGATAAAAGTTTAACTGGAGAAAATAAAAAAACAACTATTCTTGAATATGCTATATACAATGAATATGGGACTTCTAGTATGCCTGCTCGTCCATTTATGAGAAATGCTTTTGATAATAATAGAGCAATAATTTCAAACTTAATTCAAACAGCATCTATGAAGGTTATAAAAGGAGAGAAAAGTGGAAAAGAAGCACTTATGGAGATAGGAGAAACTATAAGAGGATTAATTATTCAAAGTATTGCCACAGCTGAGACCTGGGCAGTTCCTAATGATCCAAAGACTTTAAAAATAAAAACTAAAAATGGACAAGCTAATAACACAAAGCCACTTATTGACAATAGATTTTTAATCAAGTCAATTAGATATCAAATAGTAAATGAAAATGGGACAATAGAATATTTGTCAGATTTTAAGGATGTATAAAATGGATAAAGTTATTTTATTAAGTAAGCACATAACAAATATAAAAGTTATTTCAAAAGCTAAAGGAAGATGGGAAAAAGGAAAATATATAGCTGATGAAGAAAAAGAAAAGATTATAAAAGGTGTATATATGCCTATTTCATCTGACACTTTGAAATATTATCCACAAGGCGAAATAACTCTTAAAGATATGGAGTTATTTACAAAAGAGAAGCTAAAAGAAGGAGATATTGCTATTTTAAGAGAAGAAGAATTTAAAATAATCGAAATAACTGACTTTGATTATTTAGCTGATATAAAAAGCTATATTTTGAAAAGGAGTACAAAAGATGATTAACCTTATAATTAAACTGCTTAATAAAATGAGTAATATCCAAATTATCCCAGCTTTTACTGATAAAAAGCCTCCAAAAAAGCCCTATGCAACTTATCAAGTTTTAAATATAAATAGTGCTGATTTTAGAGGGTATACAGAAAGAGAATATGTAAAAAAAGATGAAAAATATCTTGAAACAACAGAATATAGAATAATGGCAAGACTTCAATTTGATGTATATTCTGAAACACAAGAAGAGGCTTTGGAAAATTCAACTGAACTAAAAGAGTTAATTCTTTTTAATACAAGAAGAGAAATTGGAAGAATAGAAGCAGGAGTTGTAAAAAGTAGTGAAATAAAATCATTAAATGAGTTAATTAATGCTAAATATGAATATCGTTGTAGTTTTGACATAGTTTTTGAATATATGAAGATAACAAAAGAAAGAGAACTTGAACTAATAAAAGAAATAGAATTATTAGTTAATGAAAAGCATAGAAACAGGATAGCAAGGAGGAAAGAATAATGGGAGTATATAGAGAACCAGTAAAAGTTACATTAGAACAAGAGTTAAATTTAACAATAGCAGCACTTAACAAAACTCTTATAGTTACAAATGATAAGAATGCAGATTTTAAGTATTATATGAACTCTAAAGATGTTGCTAATGATTTTGGAAACAATTCAAAAGTATATAAATTAGTGGAAAAGTTTTTAGGGCAAAGAGATGGAGATGGGAATATATTAAAACCTGACTTTTTTGGTATAGTTGGAGTTACTGTAAGTGGACAAGAGAAAATTGAGGATAAATTGAAAGAAGTGTTAAATGAAAATTTAGACAAAGAGTGGTATGCACTTTTAACAACTTTTGATAGTGTTGAAACAATGAAAGCTGTAAGTTCATTTTTAACAGAAAATAGAAGAGTCTATATTACAGAAGTAAAAGCTTATCCAATAGCTGATAATTTAAAATCTGATAGAATAGCACCTATTTGGAATTTAAAAAGAGATGAAGTAGATAAAGAATATAAAGCAGCAGCTTATGCAGGAGCAATTATAACAAAAGGTGCAGGATACAGAAGTTCAATGATAGAGTTACAAGGGGTAACAGCTGACACTGAACTAGCTAAGAAGCCTGAACTTACAAAAAATAATATTACATTTCTGGAAAAAAGAACATCAGAAGGCTATATAATAGCTAATGGTGGAAAAGCAACAGATGGAACTTATTTAGATGATACAACTGCTATTGATTGCATTATTGTAAATCTAAATGAAAATTTAGAAAAAGCAATGATAAAAAAAGGGTTTCCACAAGATGATGAAGGATATGCTTTTTTGGAAGAAACTTTAAATAATACTATGGAAGAAATGGGAGCTAATAAATTAATAGCTAAAAAAAATAAAAAATATGAGTTCATAGTATATCCTGTAAATCAAACAGCTACAGAAAGAGGATTAAGGATCATAAGACCAAGAGTTAAGTTTAGAATAAGAAATTGGGGATATTTTATTGATTTAACTCTAATGAAGACTAATAAAGACATAGGAGGAAAAGAATAATGACTGATTTAAGTAAGAAAATTTTTATTTTTAATGGATATACCTTTAAAAATTTTAGAAGTTTAAGTGTTGGTGCTCCTGAAGATCAATATAAACAATCAGATAAAAGTATCTATGGAGAAAGAAGAATACTATATAGCCCAGACCCAAATATGGAAATAACCATAACAGTACCAACTGGGACAGAAGATGAAAAAATACTTTTAAATGCTTCTGAAAATGTGGTAACTGGTTCAGGATATTTTAAAGATAGTTCCAACTCAAAGTATAGTAGAGGAGTAACTATAAAGGAAATTGGAGTAAATAAAAGTGAATTGGCTAATGATGGAGAATCTGATTCAAGAGAGTTTAAACTAGTGTGCATTGGTGTGAGTGAGGTAATAAACTAATGGAAAATAAAAAAGAACAACAAGAATTAAAAAATAAAGAATTTTTAGAAAAATTAAAAAATAAAAATGTTTCAAATATAATTTTTAAAACTGATGGTTTAGGGGCTTTGGAATTTGATTTAATAATGACTGGAAAAGATTTTAAAACAATGGACAGATCTTTCAGAGTAGAAAGAGTTTCAACGGCTACATTT